ATATTTCTACGCGTTTCAGGTTCAAGCGGCTGGACGTTTATCTGAGCAAGTATTCTCCTACCAAGATTATTCACAAACTCTTCTGACAACTCATCAATCACGAACTCGGGAATAGATGTCAAATTACCTTCTGCAAACGAACGCACCGACTGTCCACGCCATTTTTCTGTCAATCGTTTCTTCACGTTATCATATACCTTGTCTTCAAAACCACTAACGATATTACTGCGCTTGCTCATAGTCGACGTGATAAGTAGGTGATCCCATCAATAAATTAGGAACATTTACTCCACCCGCAAGCCGCGCACGTGGCACATCCTTCTTTGTAGATGATTCCCTCAAGTCCGCAAGAACCGCAGATCTTATCTGACAGAGATTTAGTGCCGTCGGGAATGTAGCTCTTGAGTACACGTGAGATAGCTCGGGAGAAAGACTGAAGTCCACTATGCTTATCCTTCTGCAACTGTTCAACGACATATTGGACTGGGACACCGTGACGAAGAGCTAACGAAAGGGTGCGTGTCATCGCGCCATGATTGGGATTTGAGAATAGCTCGACCACGTCCTTGAAAACAAGTTCGTCGTCATCACCCACAGGAATGCTAAGATTATAGGTCGCAACTCCTTCTTTCTTACCATTCTTGACAAGCGTACCTGTCTTCGCCTTCTTCGGAACCTCAACGTGTTGTGACAGACCACAGAAGATCTCGTAGGGCTTGTCTTCAAGCTTACCAACTAGAACAAGATAGCTCTCGTTGTCACCGCCTGACCTCACGTTAATTCTGTGAATATCGCAGGTTAATTCCTTGGGTCGTTTTGGCGCATGGTTTTCTACCATGTTCTCTGGCTGTCCTTCAAGGTCCATCTTGACTTCTTGCTTTGACGTATCAGCCACGAGGACACCGGTTCGGCAACCATCGCGGTAAATGGTGACACCTTTGCATCCAGTCTCCCAACCCTTCATGTAGATGTCTTTAACGACGTCGACGGAAGTTGAGTTAGGAATGTTAGTAGTATTAGAGATAGAGTGGCAGATCCACTTCTGAGCCGCCGCCTGTAGGTCGACCTTGGCGACCCAGTCGATCTCGTTAGCCGTACCACCGTGGTACGGCGACTCCGTGACGTGGGCCTCTGTCTTGTTGTTGACCTCCATCCACTTCTTGAAAGCGTGGTGGTAGACAGTGTACTCCTGCCATTTGTCTCCGAGAGGATCAACGAAGTCGACTCGGACCGAAGGATCTTCACCATTGACCTTCTTGCGGCGCTTGTAGAACAACATGAAGGCCGGTTCGATACCGGAAGTTGTTTGAGTAAGAACCGAGACAGATCCTGCCGGAGCTGTAGTGGTCAATGCAATGTTTCGACGACCGTGCTTCTTGTATGCAGAAACAAGATCGGGTTCTGCATCAAGGATCTGCTGGATGAAAGGATGCTTTTCCTCGAGCTTATGAGAGAAGACTGGGAATGCTCCACGTTCTTCTGCCATCTTGACGGTTGACTTGTAGGCCGAAATAGCAAGTGCCTTGTAGAGTGACTCGGTCATCTGGATGGATTGCTTTGATCCGTAGACAAAACCCATGGCAGCAAGGGTATCACCGAGTGCCGTGATACCAAGGCCTGTTCGTCTACCGCCTAAGGCTGCAGAGCGGATCTTATTCCAGAGATCGAGCTCGGATCTCTTAACATCTTCAGGCTCAGGATCATTTTGGATCTTTGTGATGATCTTGTCCACAGCCTCGATCTCAAGGTCAATGAGATCATCCATGAGACGTTGGGCCTTGGACGCCACATCCTTAAACCTCTCGTTGTCGTATGCAGCGGCGGATGTGAATGGATTCTTGACAAATTTGTAGAGGTTGATGAGAAGCAACCTGCAAGAATCGTAAGGAGATAAGACGATCTCGCCACAAGGATTTGTAGAAGTTGAACCATATCCAACACTTGCATAAGCTTCAGTAGGTGTATTGCGCTTGACAGTGTCCCAGAATAGAAGGCCAGGCTCAGCAGAAGCCCATGCAGCTTCGATGATCTCGTGCCAGAGCTGTCGAGCATCGATCCACTCCTCGACTGTGTGCTGTGCACCCTTCTCGACAGGGAAACGAAGGTGAGTTTTTCCGCCATCTTTTACAGCCTGCATAAACTCATCCGATAGTCGGATGGAGATGTTAGCACCGGTCACCTTCTTTAAATCTCGCTTAATATTGACAAAGGTCCTGATCTCCGGATGATGGACGTCGATGGTGAGCATCAAGGCGCCGCGGCGACCACCTTGGGCTACCTCTCGGCAGGTGTTGGAGAACCTCTCCATAAAGACACCGATACCGTCAGTTGTACGAGCTGCATTAGCGGTAACTAATCCTTTAGGCCGAATCGTAGAAACGTCAAATCCGACGCCGCCACGACGCTTCATGATCTGTGCTTGTTCTTGATCTGCCTTAAGAATACCAGCGTATGAATCATAAGGAGACTGAATGACGAAGCAGTTGGATAGAGACTGATATTGAAAGTGGTTTCCGATAGCAGACATTGGTGAACCCTGCGGAACGACTGCGCCAAAGCCACGAGATTCCTTGGCCAGCTCTTCAAGGGACATCACAGCCCTCTGTGAGATATCGATGTGTTCTACATCGGCGAGGAGGCAGAAGATCTCCTTCTCAGACAGCGGATTCGGATACTTGGCCTCGATTCGAGCGAACTCACGAGCCAACCTCATGTGCATGTCTGTGGGTGTCAACTCATGAAGTTTACCAGTTGCATCTCTCAGCGCGTATTTATCAACAAATACGCTTGCTGCCAACTCATCTCCGCCAAAATACTTTAAAGACGCCTTAATTGCTTCATCACGTGTGTACGTCATATTTTCTCTCTTGCGTGGTTTCTAACTATACAACATTAGCTAGAGAACTATTAGTCTCAAAGTTAGTTTTCTTCACTGGCAGTTCTTTTTTTAGTTCTTCCCATTTTGCCTTGAGCGCCTTTTTCTGCGCAACATCGTCATCAATCTTAGAATCTTCAAGCGACCCTGCTTGACCGACAACTTCAAACCTGCTTCTTGCAGTATCAATCTTGATTGGATAAACTAGACCGTCGCGTCCTGCTCGATTCTTTGCAACAAAGAGTCGACCCCACCCTGTCGCCTTTTCGTGCGATTTACGAGAGATAGAGAGGACAACGTCGGCGACCATCGCCTTGCCGTATGCTTCTGACATGTTGCTGAGATCGACAACGTCGGCAGAAGAACCTTCTTTGTTAGACTGTGATGCTGTCCAGATTGGGATGCCCTTTTCTGACGCAAAACCTCTAAGTTCTTCATAGACGAGCTTAAGCTCATGTCTTAAGGAATCAAACTGTCTCGTGGATCTCATGATGTCAGCGTAGTCAATCACAATAAGATCAGGTCGAAAGCCTTTAACGTCAAGTCTTTCAATGTGAGAACGAACTGTGTAGATCGATGCAGTGTTAGTCGGAAACTCTTTGATGATGAGTCGTCCTAGCTTCATGTCCTTGTATTTCGCCATGACCTCATCCTTGCGATCGATGACTTGATTGGACTCCATGTCGCAGAGGTTTGAATCGTATCGAACGCCTACTGCTGTTTCAGAAAGTTCGAAGGTATAGTGGAGAACGTTCTTGCCCTCCTTTAAAGCATTCGCACCGAGCATCGTGAGGAAGTGGGACTTACCTACGCCAGTCGCGGCAACAATAACACCAATTTCGCCCGCGCCGAGACCGCCATTCATGATCTCCTTACGATCAAGTTCATCAATACCCGTTGAGACGCAGTTTCTTTGAAGGCGTGTGAACCTAGCTTCATAATCAGCAAAAAAGTCATGCCCAAGCTGTGGCGCGGTTCCAACTAGAACTGCTTTCTTGATGGATTCTACGATGGATTCGTAACGTTCTGCGGCAATTTGATCAACTGCGTCTTCAAGAGCTTTCTTGAGGGCTTGCTTTCGACAGAAGTCAAGCGACTTATCTTTCACAAACTGCAAATCTCCTGGGTCTGGATTTGCTTTCATCCTCTGCAAATAATCAATGATCTGATCTCGAAGAATGGTGTCTGTTCCTGTCTTGAGGTCATCTCTTATAATTGTGATCAAGAGATGCAAAGTTGGGAAAACTTTGTACTTCTTCGCGTAAGAAAAATAACGATCTGAAAGAAACTTGAGATAATTGACTTCGAAGTAACCATTGTCGATTACTTCCATCATCTGCTCAGCCCACTTTGTGTCTGTGAGAAGAGCTTGCACAAGCTTTTCTTGAAAAGTCTTGCCAAACTGTCCGAAAGAGACAACTCCAGTCTTCAGCATTTGTTCACTATCAGTCATGATGCGCCCTTGTAGCGTTTTTCAGTCCTTCGATGCAGGAAAAATCGTAAAAGAATCTATCAACATCAAAGTCATTGATTCCTTCTTTTAGTAAAGTCTTGATGAGCTCAATCCTATTCGCTCGAGGCACAAATGTATCCAATGCATTTTGAAGCCTTGATGTTTGATCTCCGGAGAGCATACTTCCGTCTAAGTGAACAAGGTCCCAATTTCTTTGCACAGTGTTCGATTCATTGTGCACTCTCTTGTAAATGGCACTTTCCGAGGCATGGCTCGCGGCGTAATTTAGCACATCCTGCAAAATAACAGTGTCTTCTTTGCCTAAGAATGGAAATTTAGAAGAAACTGTTTTGTAACCCAAGCCTTTTACACCCGGTATGTTATCAGAAGAATCACCGCACAATGCTTTTGCAATTGCAAAATTATTGACGTGTATTCTGTACTCTTTGAGGACATCTTCACTAGACACAATCTTCTTCTTGTGGGTTGAATAGATCTTAGTCTTTTCATCTAGAAGCTGGAGCATATCTTTGTCTGAAGACACGATAATTTTGTCGACAGATCTAAAGGGTCCTTTGCACAAGAATGCTATGATGTCATCACCTTCACAATTATCAACGTAAACCTGACAAACAGGTATCTGCTTGAGCATTCTAAGCAGAGCCATTAGCTGGTCTTTTTTGTTTTTATCTGTGTCAGGAATGTCGTCTCCGTAAAATCTATTTAATTTCTCAGGGCGTTTATTCATCTTGTATTCTGGGAATAATTTACGCCTTCTCTGAGAGCCTCCTCCTTCCCAAGCGACATACACTGAAGAGGGTGACAATTCTCTAACTAAGCGCTGCAGGGTCTTAAGAAAGCCTACGCAACCTCCCACTTGATAGCCATGCGCCGACATCTGGGGAAATGCTGCCCATGATCTGACAAATAAATTCATTCCATCAATTAATAGAATGGGTCTCATAATGCTATAATTGCACGCAAGAGTTCACCTTTACAATTGACAAATTGTTAGAGAATCTGTGAAGCAATTAAGCAGCCTCTTGCAACAGCGTGCAATGGATCAGCAGCATGTCTAACTTCTTTCACAGTGAGCGGGAATCCATTTACCTCAAGTTTAGTTTTGAAATGATCAACAAATCCTTTTGGCTTTGAAGTGCCTCCTGCAAGAATGACAGGGATAGGATCCTTAAACTTTGGCAGAGATTTACTGTCTTCTAAAGCGCTGCTGAGCTGCTTGGTAGTGTAATCAATGAGTCTGTCGTAGTATGACGCAACAGCAGCAAGAACTTGATTCTCATTGTCTTGCCCAACTGCAAATTCACCATTTTCTTTCTCAGCTTGCACAACAGAATCAGTCTCGCCAGTAGCTACAGCTGCCATACGATCAATCCAATCGCCCGACTTAGTTGTGGAGAACTTCAAAATTGGTTCGCCATTCAGCATGACACAAACGTTAACCATGCCGGCGCCCCAAGAGAGCGCGATGCCAGTATAATCATCATTTGCTAATTCGGAATAGCAAAGAGCTTCAGCTTCATTAATAGATTTAGCGTCATAACCGCATTCAGAAAGAACTGTCTTAACAACGTCTTCGTGATAACCCACGTCAAAATCTTCATCCTCCTGATCAACAGGTTGCGCGGGTATACAAAAGACTAACTTTTCTCCCTGCTCTTCTGCATTACCAGCAACTTCTTTCAGTATGTAAGATAAAATTCTTCTAGCCTCTTTTTCCTTAGAAGAGACTACGCCCTTATGCATAGGGCGCTTTGCAGAATCGTTTCTCTCAACCGCCTTTTCAATCGCATCTTTGCCAAGAATGATGAAAGAACCGTCGGCGTCTTTTACAAAGACTTTTCCTGCGAGGCCCTTCTCGATCATCTTCGTCGCAATGGGTGTTGTGGGCTTAATGATGTAGAAAGCGTCTCTAAAATCCTTATAGACAACTTTTCCCTTATTGCCCTCAGATGCTAAAACAACGAAAGAGGTACCTACGTCTAGACCCTTGGCCATAATCAACCTTTCTTTTTCTTCAACTTAACAAGTTTAGCAGTTTCGTTTCCAATGTCGTCGCTTACTTCAGACTTTACACCGATTTCTCCGCTTTTCTGAAATGTTTCAGTAGAAACTTTAGTGACAAATTTACTGTCATCAATCGATAGCTTCTTCTTTAAACGTTCTTGCTTTTCTTCCTGTTTGATTTTATCGACAAAAGAATCACATTTTTTGTCTTTCTTAAAAAAACCCACAATAGAATCAATTCTTCCGAGCATGTAGCCTGAGATGAATAGTAAGAAACTTAAAACTTCGTTAGATTTCACAAATCCTCGTTCTGTTAAATATCAAGTTGAAGTAATACCTGTACTTCCAAATCCACCTTCTCCTCGCTGCGTTTCTGCAACCACCTTAGTTTTTTGAAAGATGGCTTGAAAAATAGGGAAAAATAAAAGTTGTGCAATCCTATCGCCTTTTTTAACAATA